GTGCGTAGGTGTCATATCGAGTCGCGTGACAGGCGACTCTGTTATGATTCCCGCCGGGAATCTTTGCTGGAGGCTAACATGCCCACAATCACAAACGCAGGATCGCAACAAAAACTCTTGCCAATCGCGGATTATCGTGAGATGCGCGCCAAGGAATGGGAGCGCGCGGCACGAATCGATACAGGCCGCTGGACGTATGCGGAAGACTCTGCCTTTGGCCCCGCCGAGGCGCAGATCGCTGCCGACTGCCGCGCGGAGCGCAATGATCCGCCCAAATTGATCTCATAGCATCGCAGGTCGAGCGGGTACGCAAGTGCCCGCTCCGCCGGCAATCTCGCGCGGGGCATACGCGGGCTGTATTTCGGGCGCGGGTTATGATTCGATAATCCGCCCGAACAAAATCCTCCTTCTTCTGCTCATCCTCCTCACAATATACGGGTTATCTAAATGGGTCAAGATTAAGACCGGGTTTTATTTATTAGTTTTTTTTTTATATCTTAAATCTAAATCAAATCTGGCTCGATTTTGATTGGCTCCGGATTGGGAGGAGGGTGAGGATGAGGAGGAGGATGAATGGTCGCGATTGCTTGGGAACTCGAGAGCCGGTCCTCGGTCTAACGGGGATGGTGGAGGCAGTGGGCAGCCGCCAGCGAGATGAGGAGATTGTGATGGGAAGGAAGGTATTGACCCCTGCAGCCGCGATGGAGATTAAGCGACTACGCGCGATGAAAGATTCACGGGGACTGCCTGTGTACAGTCAGATGAAGATAGCCGCGATGCTTGGAGTGAGCGAGACGACGGTGTTTCGTGTGCTGAATTACGGAGGCGCGTATGGAACAGTGCCGGAGCTGAAAACGGACGAAGAGGCGAAGGCGAGCGAAGCACGTTTCCGCGCGGCGAATCCGGAGCTGTTTCAGAACAGTGCGCTAGAGAAAATGCAGACCGCCGTTGCGGAGATTAAGGATATTCCAGCGCGCGTGGAGGGAATGCTCAAGGAACTGGATGCGGGGTATCTTCCGTGAGAGCTGCGAAAATACGCTCCTGGGGATACGCGTCCAAGACCTACCACGAAAACAACATTGCCAAGTATAAACTTACGCGACAGACGTGGACACAGCTTTGGGAAGAACAGAAAGGTTGCTGTGCAATCTGCAAGGTTGAATTCGCACACCCGACAGAAAAGGCGCTGAATAAAGAAGGCGCGGCTGTTTATGTGGATCACCTGCATTACATAGGCGAGACACGTTATACGTCAGACGCCAAGGTTGTACGGGGGTTGTTATGCTTTAACTGTAATACAGCTCTCGGCGTGATTAAGGAAAATCATACTTTCCTGCGAAACGCCTTGCTGTACTTGCAGCAAAAAGGTACTTCAACCTTCGAGGAGGCAGAGGATTCGCCACTTCGTGCAAAGCCTGTGATACGAAAGTTTTACGAGGTAGAGGTAACGGAAGAAAACGGTGAAGTTAAGACAATCCAAGTGGAGTATACCTGATGAATGAGATGAGGAAGGCCGCCGACGAGGCACCGCAGGACGAGATGCTGGATATTGATCCCAGCTTTCGCGAGGCCGCACGGCTCCACGGTAGGGGCATGTTCGCGCTGGTGATGCACGCAGGGATGGCGCGGCAGGCCGCGGAGGTGCTCGCGGCGAAGGCTCAGCATGATCCGCAGGAGCTCCACGCGATCAACGTGCTGGCCACCGCGTTCAATCACTGCAGCACCGCGCTCGCGAAGCGGGAAGGCTGGACGGAGGAGAGGATGCTCGCGTGTGACCGGGATATTCAGCTCGCGTTCAGCGGAAAGCTGATTGTGCCGAAAATCATCGTAACGCACTGACGGTCCAAGGGACCTAGGCCAGGGGACGAATGGATTGCGTTCCTTGGGAACTTCGGCGGTCAGGTTCGGTCTAATGGATAGGTAGCGCGATTCGCCGCCGACGCGGGACAACTCAAGGAGACTCATCATGGAAACGCTCAAGCAAGTGCTCATGCGGCGCGATGGACTGACGGCGCCTGAAGCCGACGAGGCGATTGAGGAGGCGGCGGAACTCGTCCGCGAAGGCGGCGATCCGGAAGAAATCCTCGCCAGCGAATTCGGGTTGGAGCCGGATTACTTCTTCGACTTGATGGCGGCGGTATGATCCGGAGATGGCTGGCCGCCGAGGGCCTTCGCTGGACTTACGCGTTCTATATGACTCTGGCCTATCTCGCCAGTCACGCAGACGATCACCTCGCAGTCGCGGAGCACGAGGCCGCGGCGTATGAGGCGGAGCGACGGCTGGATCAGTTAAAAATTCAGCCATGACGGGCGATCGTATCGTCGGCTGGACTGCCCTCTTCGTCGCAGGGTGGTTAGTGGGTAGCTGGACCTCGGGCCGTGAGGCCTTAGGCCAGGGGACTCAGTCCGTGACGCTCTCTCCAAAGCAATGTGTGGCACCGAGTTATCCCCCGACGCGGAAGGCCGCCAGGGCGTGGGCCAAGCGTTACATAAAACAGGACAGCGGAGTGATTCTGAAATGAGCCGCAGCGAAGAATTCATCCGCAAGCGGCGACGGTCTATCGCCTGGATGCTCGCGTATCTCGAGTGCGTGAGCGAGCGCCGCCCCGTCTGCGTGATCAAGACGGAGATGCAGCTACGGGGATTGTTACTGTAACAATTCCACGTTTTCTCGGGAACGAATCCACCAAGTCCCGGTCTAACAACCAACGGTAATGCGGAAACCGGCTCAATTCTCCGCGAAGGCTCAGAAAGGTAGGCTCAGATTATGAAGAATCCCTTTGTTCAAGCAGCTGCAATGATGGCACTGGTCACCGCCGCGTTCAGGGAAAACGCTATGCGCGACTTCTACGGTAAGTCGTTCAAAGGTCACTCCGGCAGCAGAACGCCGAAGCGCCCCCGGCACGGACTTCCCGGCGACAAGCTGGCTCGCAAGGCTGCCTCGCATCAGCTCGGCACGATGCGCGGGCAGGTCGTGACACTCGAAGGGCCGCGGTCGTGATCGGCAGGACTCTCCCCCTCAGCGCAATGCCTAAGCGCATCAGCACCGCTCCTCATCGCTGTCGCTTCCCTGCGCCACTCCGGGCCAGCGAACGGACGGAAGATGGTTGGATTGATCGCGAGTGGCGGCCCGGCGAGAAGGCCGCTTACGAGGAGGAAGTCCTCGGTCGCTCTCAAATCACCCGTTTCACCCTCGTCCCCTGAGTCCAGCAGGAAGGGCCATTCCCTTCCTAGTGGGCTTTCCACTGACCGGAACACGCAAGCCGCCGGTTTTCCAAAGGGCTGCATAGGAGAGCATAGCATGAGTGAAGTTACCCAAGAGTCAGCAGCACCCAAGTCCAAGACCGAGTACACCAAAGTCACGCTGACGGATGGCCGCGAGGTCCAATTCGCCGGCAAACGCAAGGTGAACAAGGAAACCCTGATCGACGAGTCGAAGATCGTGATCGACGGTGACGTGATGCAGATCCAGGCGGGCGCCATTAGCATTCGCATGGACTTCCGCAACGGCGACACTCGCACCTACCCGATTCCGCTGAGTCTCCTGGCCAAGTTCACCGGCCACGGCGGCGAGCAGAAGTTCGGGGATGAGCTGGCCACGACGGCGGACAAGCCGTTGAGCGAGGACGACATGGTCCTGGCGGTGGATGCGCTCTACTCCGAGATCGAAAAGGGTTCCTGGGGCAAGGGCCGTGCAGCAGGCGGCGGCGGCGTCTCTGGCGCCAGCATTGTCGTCCAGGCGATCTGCGAAGCCACCGGCAAGGACCTCGCGACGGTCAAGGCCTACCTGGAGAAGAAGCTCGCTGCCGACCCGGATCTCACCCGGCGCGCACTGTACGACTCCTTCCGCGTGGCGAGCACCAAAACGGGCCAGATCATCAAGCGGCTCGAGGAGGCGAAGCTGGCGAAGACTGCCAAGGTCGACGCGGATGCGGAACTGGAAAACGTCGGCGCCTAACCTGCCCTAATTACGCCAAGAGGCACCTAATGAACTGGCATTCCGTTCGAACCTAAGCAGCGAGAGCTTTAACTCGTAAGCAATGCCAAGGGACCCCGCGAGGGTCCTGCGGCACTAGGAGGGGCGCACAAGGCAATCCTCCGAGTCTTGTGGTTTGACTGAGCCTCCTCCCGCAGGGCGGACCCTAGGCAGCCGAGTAGATTGTAGCTCGGCTGCCGAGTGGTTTCCTTCAATAGGCTCTGTATGAGGTGCTCAGATGCTTTATCCGAAAGCTTTTAGAGTCAGTTGGCGTGATATGATCGCAGGGTTTGGCATCATGCTGGTGATGACACTGAGCGGGTGTGCCGAGCCAATTTCTGAGGGTGCGACAAAAGCAATGATCGAACGGTGTAAAGAACTCGGCATGGCAACTTACGTCCGCAATACTGGACTAGACAGCACCGTAAGCTGCGTTCCGGTGAAGAAAGAACAATGATGCCTAACGTCTGAATTCAGGGGTGCGACGCGGCTTCATTGCGGCGCGTCCCCTGGAATGAGGGGTTAGGCACTCACCCTTGACGAGTGCGATGGAGATAGCCATGAGAAAGCACTACCACGCATACACAGCATTAACCAGCCCTCTGCCCAGTTACATCTCGGTCAACGGAGAAGAAGACGGAACTGTATCGGTGACTGTCCGTACACAAGGCAGTGATACAGCCAGCACGATATATCTGACTCCCGAACAAGCGGAGCAGCTTGCCACGGACATCATTGCAAAACTTAACGAAGGTGCCTAACGTCTGAGTTCAGGCGACGGGTTAGCCGGCTGGTGGAAACGGAGAAAGGAGACTGACAAATGCTTGACGAAGAATCTGATGGCGATCCGCACGGCGAGTGCGCGGAAGAGATAGCGAACCTGCGGCACTTGCTCGGGCTGTGCTACGCGAAGCTGATGAAATTCGGGGTTGAGAACAGCGACCCGCTTTTGATGGACGAATTGAAACTGACGCTGATGCAGTGCTACGACGAGCCGGAATGGCAAAGCGACGTACAGGCCGCTTTCGGTGGAATTGTTCAGACGCCGCAATCGTGACGCCGAACGTCTGAAATAACCGGCGTGGAGCGAAGCGGAACGTCCGCGTTGCTTGATTAGTTAGGTTTCTTTGCGTAGATACAAAAACAACTTGACAGCGTTTGATTGTGTAGATACACTGCAAAGCACGATCAACGCGACAAGGGGGCGGAAATGGCACAGATTGCAGGCTTTGGATTACCGGAGGAGGGCGACAAGGTTGTCGTCGGCGGCTTGGTGTATGAGTGGGATGTTGTTGAGGAAATCGACGAGCACCACGAACGCTGGGGATGGGTGGTGTTCTGCCCGCTCCAAGACGCGCACTTTCTCTGCCGCGAAAAGACGCTCCCGAAATACGAAACGCTCCCGCGCTATGACTGACAAGCAGCGTGGCGGCGCTGGGCGCGGCCAGGGGCGCTACGCCGGGAATGACAACTATGGCAGGCCGAAAGCGGACTACCTGACCAAGATTGCCGCGATGGATGGCAAGGAGCTTTACAGCGAGTGCTACTCGATGATTTATCAATCGGCACGCTGCGCCAACAACCCGCGAGCGGATTGGCATTGGATGGTGGATGCCTGCTACGACGAGGCGAGCAAGCGCGACGAGAAGGCAAGCATCTACTGCCGAGCTTACGACCGCTGCTATGCGGAACATGCCGGCTAACGGCTGAAATAACAGGCTGGCGCGGCTTTATTGCGCCAGTCCGCTCGAAGCGTGGGTTGGGCCTTTTACGGAGAAAGACTATGGACAAGCAATACCTGCAAACAGAGTTCGACACGTTTTTCGAGTTCGACAGCGACGATCGTTCTTTCGTCACTTCAACCTCGGCAAAGATGTTCGCGGAACATATGGCGCTGCCGATTGAAGCGCAAGTGGAGCAACTGCGCGCCGAATTGACCGCGCTGCGAGAAGCCGTTCGACCCTTCGTGCGGCTGATGAAAGGCACCAGCGGAAGAATACCAACGGAGCGGCTGGCGTTCGCCGACTGGCACGCGCTTGCAAAAGTCGGCGCCGGAACGGCGTCCGTGTTGAATGCAAAGTTAGGGGCGGAACAATGACAAGCGCACACGGAACACGAAGGCAAGGCAGGCGGTGGCGGTTGGAAAGCTGTGACAAGAAACATGAAACGTGGGCAGAAGAAGCCTGTTGGTACGACGGGACCAACGCAAACGGAACACCCAGGCTCGACAGGGCGATAAAGGAAGCTCACGAGTTGATTGACAAGGGCATGACGGTGAGGATTTTTGATCTTTGGGATTGCACGGCGCACTACATCAACCCGGATCGCGGCATAGCCCCTAACGCAGAGTTGAGCGGCCCGAGGCCGCTTGCGGCCGAAGGCTCCCGCTCGAACGACGGGTTAGCCATGACTCCGCGCAGAGTGCAACTGAGCCGCAAGAAGGGCTGGAAGATGCCGGAAAACACGGTGAAGGTGGACCGCACGACGAAATGGGGCAACCCGTTCATCGTTGGCGAACACGGCACCAGGGCCGAATGCGTCCGGCTGTTTGAATATCTCCTGGGCGGCCTGCTCTGCGTGAGCACTGGAAACCACAAGGCGCAGGAGGAATACATGGCTATGGCGAAACGCGACCGCGAACAACTGCGCGGAAAGAACCTCGCGTGTTGGTGCCCGCCTGGTGCGCCATGCCATGCGGAAGTGCTGCTTGTCATGGCTAACGTGTGACATAACCGGCGCGCGGTGCTTTTCCGCGCGTCCCCTGCAATGACGGGTTAGCCGTGCGCCCGGTGCAAGCGCGGCAGAACTGGAGAACGACATGGACTTTGGCACAGCACTGCAAGAACTGAAACGCGGTAACAAGGTGGCACGTAGCGGCTGGAACGGCAAGGGCTTGTGGGTTGAACTGCAAACCCCGGACGCGAACAGCAAGATGACGCTGCCGTACCTGTACCTCAACTACCCGACCGACGCGCAAAACACGCCTGGGGCGCGGGTGCCGTGGCTTGCCTCGCAAACCGACATTCTGGCCGAGGACTGGAGCATCGCGGCCTGATGAATAGGGAGCCGTCATCGGTGCAGGCTGGTGACGGCTAACGCTTAGCTGTGCGGAGTCCGCTGGAATGATGGGTTAGCCGCCGTATCACCAACACCGACTTTTACAGGAGAGTGAGATGGACCAGATTGACGACACGCCAGACCAAACGACAGATAGCAACCGAACAGATTTCCGCGCCGAGCTATCCTCGCTGCTGAACAGGCACAGCATGGAAAATGGAAGCGATACGCCAGATTTTTTGCTTGCCGAGTACATGGCGGATTGCCTCGATGCGTTTGACCGGATGATGACCAAAAGAGCCTCATGGTATGCCCCTGAACCGAAGACGGCTAACGCTCCGCATGAGGGGCCGGGCGCGGCCTCATCGCGCACGGTCCAGCTCGATGCGGTTGTTGGGGGCCAAGAGTCGGCGCTGACGGGGCGGCGATGATTGAACTGCTGCACACGGACTGCACAAGGAGTGATGATGACGGACGATAGGCCTCATGACGTAAAACATTCCGTCAAAGTAAGTAAACGTCAAACCCTCGGGAACTAATGTAACAAGTTCCGGTCTAATGGATGTTGAATCGGGCGCGGATTATGATTCCATAACCCACGCATAGTTAGTAACACCTTACTTGGAGGCTCACATGGCAACAGTAGATAAAGCTATCGCTGACCGCATCATCGCGGGGGAGTTCGCGGAGGATCAGCCCCGCCGTATCATCAAGTACATCAATCACTGGGGCGGAGAGTCCTACGGCGTCGAGTTCGCGACGGACAGGCCGGGACGGTACGAGGAAAGCGATTTCGTCCAGTCGCCGACGATTTACTGGGAGGCGCCATGACCGACGACCTCCTCTCCCTGGACGAGCTATTCAGCGAAGCTCGTGCCCACGTCCGCGTGGAGGCCGCCGCAGCGAAACGCAAGCAGGAACGCAAGGCCATATCTCCCGAGAAACCGCGCCCCCAGGCACTGTATGCAGACCCGGCGAACTGGACACGGACACGTGGAGTCGCCTTGGTCCATCGCGAGACGAAAACGCTGTTGGGCAATTTCAGCGAATACGTCCATGTCTCCGTGCCCGACTGCCGTCGGCTCGTTCGCGAGGAATCCCCGATCAGCGTCTCCGCAATCGAGGAGGTCTCCGGCGAATGGGGCTGGACTGCGCCAGTGCGTGAATCGCCGCCCGATGCTTCGCTCAGTGTTCGGGAAATCCTACTCAGCGTATGTCTCACGGCCCCTGAAGTCAACGCCATCGCGGCCCTCCGTGTCCATCTCCAAGGCGCGGGGATTCTTCGCGTCGAGCTGGCGGAGGACACGCACTTCGGCTCGCTGGACCAGTTCCTTCTGCTCCCCGCGGAGACGAATATCCTTCCCGTGCTGGCGCATCATAGCAAGATGAACCTCCGCGAGGCACTGGCATGATCCGCCTCCGCGTCCGTCCACCCTTCCGGGACGACTGGACCGAGCTCGACCTCTCTGGCGAGCACGAAGAGGAAGTCACGAATGTCCTTGTCTCTCGTCTCGGCATCGCGGATTATGAGATCGAAATCGACGATGAAGGTGAATGGATTGACTACGAGGAGTATGAACATGAATAGAGAGGCGATCATCAAAGCTGCGCTTGCCCGTGGCGAAGATCCCCATCTTGCTACAGCAATGGCAGCCTTTCAAGTTACGAAAGATGAGGTGACCCCTGAAATGCGTAACCAACAAAAACAGTGGAATTACATTTACTTGTATTCCGCTCCTATGCCCATCTTTAGGACACGAGCATGAGCCGCCGGCCTAACCCCATCCCGTCAGTCCAACTCAACGTCGCCCTCCCTCTCGACGTGCATACGCGACTCAGCGCACATCTCTACTCCGAGCTCGAGCAGCGCGTCCCCTTCGGGGCGTATCAGCGATTCCTCGTCGAGCTGATCCGGGAACGCTTCGACGGCAGGTCCCTTGATCTCGCGCCCTTTATTGCAGGGCTACCGGCAGACGTGTTTCGGGTCAGCGGGACCGCGGAAGCCATTGAATGTCTGCGCCTACAACTGGAGGCCAATCATGGCTGATCCGATCCCTTACGAACTCCAGTCCAAGATAGCCGCCTGGCGACTGAAGGCCGCGGAGAAGACGCTGACTCTCGAAGAGATGAAAGAGGCGGTCATCTACCTTCGCGCGGGACGAGTCAATGCCGCATCCTCTGCGGCCGCGACGAAGCGGAAGAAGGCGATCGCGGCGATCCCGAGCGCTGACGATATGCTGAGCGATCTCGAAGGCCTCTAGAATCACCCCGCCAAGGGACGACTTCCCTTACAGCCGCCGGTCTGCTCCACCGTGCGAGTTAGGAGAATGAAATGCTTGTAAAAGCTTGCATCCACGCTCAATGGAATAGTTGGGCTAAGAAATGGAATTATTGCGTATTCAGCCAGGACATGACCACCCAAGGGTACATCCTTCTTGAAACCCGCGAGATCCCCTTCCAGTCGCCGAACGATCGTATGCTGAAGGCACAGTTCGCCGCCCTACTCCGGACGAAGAAGACCCAGGTCATGGCCGACGCAACCGCGGAGATGACGGAGATCGACGGGCAGATCCAGGAGCTGCTGGCCCTTGAGGATCGCTCGGGGAAGGCGCCATGACCCGCCCTCCCTTTCCTACGGTACTGGACTCGACTATCATGGCGGCGTTTCGTTCCTGTCCTCGCAAGGCCGAGCTCGAGTTCATCCAGCACTGGAAACCGCAGACCCCATCCGTCCATCTTCACGCCGGAGCTGCTTACGCCAGCGGCCTGGAAGCGGCGCGTGTTGCCTACTATCTCAACGGCCACTCCGCCGAGGACTCAATCGCTCTCGGTATCCAAGCGCTGCTCACCCATTACGGCAACTTCGAATGCCCGGAGGACTCGCCAAAGTCCGCGTCGCGTATGGCGGGTGCGCTGGAGTTCTACTTCTCCCACTACCGTCTGGGGGAAGATCAAGCGATTCCCCTGTCCCTCCCCGGCGGCAAGTCTGGCATCGAGTTCAACTTTCTCGAGCCGATTGATCTCGCCCATCCGGAGACTGGTGATCCCCTGCTCTACTCCGGCCGCATGGACATGATGTGCAGCTATGAAAACATGAACCTCGGGGAGGACGACAAGACGGCGAGTCAGCTCGGCGCCTCATGGCCGCGGCAGTGGGACTTGCGCAGCCAGTTCACCGGCTACGTCTGGGGCGCCGGTCGTGCAGGCATCAAACTCGATGGCTTTCTGGTTCGCGGTGTATCCATCCTTAAGACGAAATACGATACGCTCCCGGCGATCACCTATCGTCCCGCGTGGCAGATTGATCGCTGGTATAAACAGCTCCTTCGCGACGCCAAGCGAATGATCGCGGCGTGGGAGGAGGGGTACTACGACTACAACCTCGACCACGCTTGCGCGGAGTACGGCGGCTGTCAGTTCCGCAGCGTCTGCCAGATGCGCGATCCGCAGGCGTTGCTGTCGCAGCAGTTCGAGCGGAGGAAATGGGACCCGGTTTTAAGAACTGAAACCCTTTTGGAGAATCCTAATGGCTAATAGAGACCATGCAAAAACCTATCTCTCATGGCGAAGGATGCGAACGCGGTGCAGGACTACTTACGCAGATAAAGGAGTTCGCATCGCCCCCGAATGGAATAATTTTGCAACTTTTCTTGCAGATATGGGGGAGCGTCCCGAAGGAAAAACGCTAGGAAGGATTGATAACGAAGGCGACTATTGCGTAGAAAACTGTCGCTGGGAAACTCCTGTAGAACAGGCTTTAAACAGAAAATCTACCTCAACCTTGGGTCACTATATTTATGATGATAGAGGAGCTTTTCGGGTAGAGTTTAAACGCCTGGGTATTTGTAGAAATTTTAAAGTGTACGAAGACGCCGTAAAATTTCGAGATACGCTTTTGCGCACGGCCAGGACGGAGACTCTGTTGGAGGAGGGAGCATGAACCTAGAAGATCTGCTTTGCAGCAACTCGCCCAAAGACGAACTGTTTCCGGATTGCTACAACACGCAACCTCGAGACCTTGCGGAACTGTTCCTATGCCTGGACGCTATTCCGGGGCAGCAGCGTATTCCAACGGGCAGTCGCGTGATCTGCAATCCTCCTGTTATGGACACGGACGAGGACTGGTTTGTGTATGTTCCGGAACGGGAGGACGTGGATATACTACTCCTGGAATCCGGCTTCATGCCCATCGAAGGCGGAAAAGATTACAGTGCTTTTGTGTCGTATCGCAAGGGCATCTGGAATGTTTCCGTCACGGACGATCCAGATCTTTACAACCTATCCTGCGTAGCGACGGCTCTAGCGACGCGTTTTAATCTTCTCGTAAAACAGGATCGAGTTGATCTATTCAACGCTATCCAGTTCGGGATATTGAAAGGAGTCTTATGAACCGCTGGTCATCCAGGTTCTACGTTCCAGACCTCGTCGAGGACTCGGCTATCTGCAGCCAGTGCTCCGGCTCCGGGGAAGGACTACACGACGGAACGCTCTGCTCCGTCTGCAAGGGCAGCGGAGAGGTCCGTATCTCCCGCGCAGCCCGCGAGAATTGCGAGTCTGTACGCGCGGATCTCCTCAACGACGAACGGTTGCTGGCTCGTGGCGACTGATGGACTCGCGACTGTCCAGTACTTCGAACGCGACGCCTACGTCGGCAGCCGCCGGATGTACTGCTGCGGAGCGTCCAGCGCCGGCGAGTCCTTCTCTGCCTACTGGCCCCACACCGCCTATTTCTGCCCTGTTTGCGGAGATCTGTGGGGGAGAGAGGTTATCCAGCCGGAGTTTGACTACGCTCCAAGAGTTTCTGGGCCCTGGGCCGTCGAGCGCCGCCGATGCGTGGAGCACGGCGACGGGCAGTTCCTCGTAGGTAAGGACCTTGAGCACGTTTCCCTTGAATTACTAACGCGTGAGTTTCGCGCACTGATGGAGCGATACAGATGAAAATCACTGAACTTTCACCAGCAGCCCAGGAATTTCTGGATGAAATACGAGTACAATTACCCCCGGAGACCGTCGTACTCTTCGATGCGATCCTAGGCAATCTTAGCAAGCTCGCGGAAGCGGTGCAACAACGTCTGGACAAACTCGATGCTCTCGAGGCTGGTGGTGTGGATAACTGGGAATGGTATGACGAGGCGATGAGCGTGCTGGACGACGAAGACGAGGAGGACGCCGAATGAACGCGCCTATTACCACAGTAATCCCGCCACGAATCGAGCCCGCAATCACCCCTGACACTGTCGCAGACACTCGCGGCCTGATCGGCCCTAAGGTCGTCATCATGGGTCTCGGCGGCGTAGGCAAGACCTACTGTCTCGGCACCCTGGTCGACTGGGCCAGCGCGAACGGCTACGAGGTCGCGGTCCTCTTCACCGAGAACAGTGCGGAGACCCTCCTCGGCTACTTCCGCGACAAGGGAGCGGAGCCGCCGCCGAACCTCTTCTGGCACCAGCAGACGACGAAGCCACTGTCCCTCAAGGCTCTGATGCAAACAGCGGATTCCGTAGGCAAGCTCAGCTACGAGGCCCTCGCCAAGTCCGTCGACAGTAATCGCGGCGGGGATAACAATGCGTTCTTCAAGATTCTCGGCTCCTGTGCAAACTTCGTGGACGATCGGACGGGAAGGGCCCTTGGGGCGATCGACTCCTGGACACTCAAGGACCGCCGTATCTTCGTCATGGACTCACTCACAGAGACAGGAAATGCCGCGATGAAGATGCAGATCGGCAGCCGCCCGATGGCCAGCCCTGGCGACTATGGCGTCGCGCAGAATAATCTGATGAACTTCCTTCGCCTATGCACGCAGGGCATGGAATGCCCCTTCGTGATGACTGCGCACGTCGACCGGGAAATTGACGCGGTTACGCAGAGCGCCAAGATCATGATCAAGGCGATCGGGAAGGCACTGGCGACAGAGATACCGACGCTGTTCAGTGACGTGATCTACGCGACCAGGGACGGGGACAAGTTCTTCTGGGATACTGCCGCGTACGGTGTCGATACGAAGACCCGGTCGCTCGGCTATCGCAGCAAGATTGATCCGAACTTCACGCAGATCTTCGACGTGTGGGCCAAGCGCGCGGGGGTGAAGTGATGAGCAGCCGCCAGACCACCACCATAGCTGTCCTCGTGACGATGCGCCTGCCAGTCGGCGTTCACGCAGCGGACGGGATTAACTACGTCAAGGAAGCGGTAACGAAGCATATCCTCAACGCTGGCGTCGGCAACGATCTTCCTATCAAGTCCCTCGCCAACGACGAAATACAAGTCAAGCTAGTCAGGAAGGAGACGCAGTACCTGTAATTCCTCGCGTGAGTTATGAGTCAATAACCCGCGCGTACCGTGTATCAAGTGACCGAGCGGCACTCTCCGCTCAATCTATCTCAACTACCAAGGAGCATCAAATGTCAGCTTTCGATCCCAATGTTTTCCTCGACGCGCAGCAGACTGAAGTCAACGAGAAGCGGCCGCCGCTGCCTACCGAGAACCCGGAGGACGAGAACGGCCTCTACACCGCAGTGATCGGCGAGATCAAGACCGATGCCGGCACCATTGGCAAGGGCGATCGCGTCGGACAGCCCTGGGTTTCCATGCTGGTGCCGCTGCGTATCCAGGTCCCCGCGGCTGTTCAGGGCCTCGGTTTGCCGCCGGAGCTCACCCTCACTGACCGTGCCTTCCTCGACCTCACTCCCCAAGGCGGCATCGACAACGCGCCGGGGAAGAACCGCCAGCAGCGCGCCTACCGTGACGCGTGTGACCTGAACAAACCGGGCGAGCCCTTCGCTTGGCGCATGCTGACGGGTCGCGTGGTGAAGGTGAAAATCACTCACGAACTGTACCAGGAAGCGATCCAGGAGCGCGTCGGCGCGGTGCTGCCGGGCTGATTATCGCGTAGTCTCATCCCTACGGGAGTAACTAGCCCGTAGGGGATTTTCTTGCTTGCTGTTGGGAGTCCTGAGATGAAATTCAAGTATTACATTACAGATCTGTACGACGGCGCCGTCAAAGGCACTGACGATACAGAGCGCGCCAAAGAAGCCGCCGAGTGCGAGGACTTTTATGTTGTTGAGGCGGACACTGGTCTATGGCTACTGGCCGACGGACTGTCGCAACAAGTACAGATCTACGAGGAGCAATAATGAAAAAGTACATCAGCCTTTCCTCCGTCGTCGTAGCCCCTGACCGCCAGCGGCGTGCCTTCCCTGTTGACAAAATGCAGGAGTTCTCCGACGGCATCGCTACTCGCGGACTCCTCCACGCCATCATCCTTCGTGTCGTAGGCGACGACTATGTCCTTGTCGCCGGCGAGCGGCGGCTTCGTGCCGTGACTGATCTTGCAGATCTCGGCCAGTCCATCCGTCACGACGGAGACGAGGTGCCCTTGGGCCTGATTCCCTACACTTTATTCACTGACCTCGATCCCCTTGCCGCGGAAGAGGCAGAACTCGAGGAGAACCTTCACCGTGAAAATCTCACGTGGCAAGAGAGGGCGGCCGCCTGCGCCCGTATTGCGGCGCTCCGGAGTAAACAAGCAACCCTTCGAGGCGCAGTGGCTCCAACAACTGCTGACATCGCCCTCGAAGTCCGCGGCAGTAGCGAGGGCATACATCAGGAGACTACTCGCCGCGAGATGATTGTCGCGAAGCACTTGAACAATCCCGAGGTCAAGGCCGCGAAGTCCGTGGACGAGGCGTTTAAGATTCTCCGCAAGCAGGAAGCCGTGACGAAACACCGAGAGCTAGGCGAGCAAGTCGGCCGGACCTTTACCGCGGATATGCACACGGCGTTGAACGAGGACTCCCTCGCTTGGCTCCTTGCCGCCCCCTCCGAACGCTTCGATGTGATTCTGACTGACCCGCCCTACGGTATGGGCGCAGACGAATTCGGAGACTCGGGCGGCCTTGCTGCGGGTGCTCACGGTTACGAGGATACGCCAGAACTGTACGAATCCATCTTGCGTATCGCCGAAGTCGAGCTCTTCCGCGTCGCAGCCCCTCAAGCCCATCTCTACTGGTTCTGCGACATAGACAAGTTCGCGGACACAAGGGCTCGCTTCGCGGCCGCCGGCTGGTCAGTATTCCGCACCCCGCTGATCTGGTACAAGAAGGCCGGTATGCGCGCACCCTGGCCAGAGCAAGGACCGCAGCGGAAGTACGAGACGATCCTCTACGCGGTGAAGGGCAAACGTCCAATCCTCAAGATGGGCGGAGACGTGCTTGAGTTTCCGGCGGACACGAACCTTGGTCACGCAGCGCAGAAGCCGGTGGCGTTGTACCAAGAATTGCTCAGCCGCTCCATCCTTCCCGGCCAGTCTGTCCTCGATCCTTTCGCTGGCAGTGGCCCGATCTTCGCGGCGGCCCATGCCTTGCGAGTGCGGGCAACAGGGATCGAGCGCGACCCTGCGAGCTACGGCATCTGCATCCAGCGAATACAAACGCTGAAAGCTCAAGGAGAACTTGACCTCGCGATTGGACTCTGAGTCATGAAGGTCCGGGGCGAGGGCCCTATACCTACAAGGCTTATGATCGTCGGAGAAGCGCCCTCGGAGAGTGATGCACGAAGTCACGCTCCCTTTGGCGGCAGTTCCGGTCCGGAGCTCAATCGACTCCTCCATGAGGCGGGCGTCATGCGTTCGGAGGCGTACTGCACTTACGTCTGCAAGTCAGTCCCTCCCGGCGGAATGCTCAGCGCACTCGTCGCGACGAAGAAGAAGGACATCACGGCAGCGCACGTCCTCCTTAACGGCCAGTACGTAATCCCCGCCGTCGCCGAGGGATATAAGGAGCTGCTCACTGAGATCCAGATGGTTCAGCCGAACCTTATCATCGCCCTGGGCAACCTTGCAATGTGGGCGCTGACGGGGCACTGGAGCGTGGCCAAGTGGCGCGGCTCCCTCCTTCGCATGGACCCTTGCTTCGCGGAGCAGACGGAACTCGAGCGCCCCAAGGTCATCCCCACTTACCCTGCGTCGCAGGTATTCAAGCAATTCGATCTTCGTGGCGTCATTCTCAACGACCTTCGCCGCGCGAAGCGACACATGACCTCCCGCGCCTATGACAACCGGCCCGTGTGGCAGTTCCAAGTCCGGCCCACCATCGATCAAGTCATCAAGGTTCTCCACGATCTGCGGGTTCAAGCGGATCGTTCCAGCGAGTTCTGGCTCGACTTCGACATCGAGACTCGCGGCGGGCATATTGACTGTATCGGGCTAAGCTGGTCCCGCACGGAAGCTATCTGCATTCCCTTGATGGCTCGCGGAAAGGCCACCGGCTACTGGTCGTCGGACGAGGAAGCGGAAATCGTATTCCTGCTCTACCGCCTCCTCACTCACGAGCACTGCCGCGTGCGCTGGCAAAATGGACTCTACGATGCGCAGTACGTATTCCGCCACTGGCACTTCATCCCTCGCGGCGGCCAGGACACAATGATCACGCAGCATTCCCTGTTCGCCGCCTTGCCCAAAGGCCTCGCTTTCATCGCCTCGATGTACTGCGACTGGTACGTCTACTGGAAAGACGAAGGGAAGATCGCGTCTGACGTACCCGAGGAACAGCGCTGGGTGTATAATCTCCAGGACTGCGTCTACACTCGCGAAGCCGGGGAGGTGCTAACTGCCTCGGCGGCCGCGATGGGTCTAGCTAAGGTCGATGAATGGCAGCAACGTCTCTTCATGCCGGTGCTCAAGGCGATGATCAAGGGCGTCCGCATTCGTCCTGAGATCAAGGCGCAGATGGCAATGGACATCCAAGAAGAACTAAGCCACCGCGAGGCCTTCCTCTTCAACGTCCTTGGCCACTCGATCAATCCTTCGTCGCCGAAGCAGATGCAGGCCCTGTTCTACGACGACCTTGCGCAGAAACCTGTGCTCAAGCGCGTGATGATCGGCGGCAGGGTGACGATGAATCCGACTTGTGACGACGAAGCCCTTACTCTCATCGCTAACCGTGAGCCTTTGCTCCGCCCCATTTGCAACGCAATCGCAGACATTCGTACCCTTAACAAGTTCCTTGGCGACTTCGTCATGATGCCACTAGACGAGGACGGCCGGATGCGTTGTTCTTTCAATATCGCAGGAGACGCCGGTGGAAAGAGTGCACCGTATTCATATCGCCTTAGCTCGAGCAAAAACCCATTTGGTTCAGGCGGAAATCTACAGACGATACCATCGGAGAAATCCAAGTCTAGCGGCAAAGCAGCAGCGCGCGGCAGCATGGATTTTACTCTTCCTAACATTCGAAGCATGTATGGTCCTGATCCAGGATTTACTTTCTTCGACATGGACTTGGATCGTGCGGACCTCCAGGTTGTAGTCTGGGAGTCCGACGATCCGATGCTCAAGGCTGCGCTGCGGATGGGCGCAGATATTCACCTCCTCAACACCTACGGTATAGACAACCATGAACCTCCGCCGCTTGAAGAACTCGTTGAAACGCATTCCAAATATCCTGACCATCGGGGTCCACGCAAGCACAAGCGGGAGTTCGCTAAAGTATTCTGTCATGCGACCAACTATCTTGGCAAAGCTAAAACCGTCGCAGCGCATACTGGACGAACAGTGCATGAAATTGATGGGGCACAAAAGCGCTGGTTCTCCGCGCATCCCGGTATCCTCGCTTGGCACGAGCGCGTCACGCGCCAGGTCACAAAGTACCGCTTCGTCGAGAACAAGTTCGGGTATCGCTGGTACATCTTCGACCGGATTGACGAGCAACTCCTCCCCGCCGCCGTTGCCTGGATTCCACAGTCCACCGTCGGAATTGTCATCAACAGGGCCTGGCTTAATTTTCACGATCAGCTGCCCGAAGTGCAAGTTCTCCTGCAAGTCCACGATTCTCTCGCCGGCCAGTTCCCCACGCACCGCGCCGCACATCTTCTGCCCCTCATGCGGGAGGCCTCTAGAATCACAATTCCTTATGACGATCCGCTGATCATCCCTACAGGGATTAAGACGAGTGATGTGAGCTGGGGAGATGCGAAGTGAGACTTCTCGTATGCGGTGGCCGTGACTTCATCGACGGAGCCAGGATGTATAAAGTACTGGACCAGTACCAATTTACAGTACTTCTTTGCGGCATGGCTCGAGGTGCGGATAGTCTTGCCTATCATTACGCAGGTTCTCACGGCGTTCCGGTGGAAAAATTTCCGGCAGACTGGAAGCGCTACGGAAAGAGGGCAGGTATGTTACGTAACATGCAGATGCTTACAGAAGGAAAACCCGATCTTGTCATAGCCTTCCCCGGCGGAACTGGAACAGCTATGATGTGTACGATTGCGGTTAAGGCCGGAGTGCAGGTGATATATGGTTAGGCATTTCGCTGACTGGATTCCCGCGTATCTCGATTACGCTTCAGTGACTGAAGCTCCGCGACGTATGCACTTCTGGTCCGCCGTCGGCACAGTCGCCGGCTGTCTTCGACGCCGCGTGTGGATAGATATGAAACGATTTCAATGGTATCCTTCATTCTACATTGTTTTCGTAGGACCGCCAGGAATCATCGCCAAGTCCACGACCATCGACATAAGCACAGACCTTCTCCGACAAGTTCCTGGCATCAAGTTCGGGCCCAACGCCATTACCTGGCAGGCACTTGTCTCCGCCTTCGCTGCCGCGAGCGAGGCCTTCGAGTATGAGTCAGAATGGCACCCGATGTCACCGCTTACGTTAGTCGCGAGCGAGCTCGGCTCCCTTCTCAACCTCCAAGACAAGGACATGATTAACCTCCTGATCGAACTCTGGGACGGGAAGAAGACTTACGAGAAGATCACTAAGATGTCAGGGAACGACATCATCGAGGCGCCCTGGATTAACCTACAGGCGGGCACGACGCCGCACTGGATCGCAGATAACATGCCCCAGGCAATGATCGGCGGCGGCTTGAGCTCCCGTTGCATCTTCGTCTACGGGGACACAAAGGATAAGTACATTGCCTACGTCGATGAGATGGTAGGGAAGGGAGACAAGGAACTCCGCCTTCGCCTGATCGAAGACCTTGAGCAGATCGCCATGCTCTGCGGGCGCTTTACCATTGACGAGTCTGCGCGCATCTGGGGCCGCGCGTGGTACGAGCGGTTCTGGAAAGACGCCGCGTCCCGCATGGACGATCAGATGCTTGAGGGTTACGCTGCCCGGAAGCAGACGCATCTGCACAAGGTTGCAATGGTGTTGAGTGCGTCTCGCGGCTGCTCACTCACGATCACCCAGGGCGATCTCGAGCTCGCCAATCACATGCTTGAGGACCTTGAGTCCGACATGCATCGAGTCTTCTCTCGCATCGGCCGGTCCGAGGATTCCATGCAGGCAGAGCGTTTCATTGACTTCGTGAAGCGGAAGGGGACAATCCCCTACGACGAGGCCTACCGGATGATTCATATCTACTTCCCTGATTTCCGTGACTTCGAAGGAATACTCAGCGGCGCAGTGCAGTCAGGCCAGGTTCATCTCGTATCCACGCCGTCGGGCATGGTGCTGCAAGCCGCCAAGCCAGCACCTAAGGCCCCCGAGATTCCTGTAGGCATCTCTCCGGATACGCTGGTATGACGGCTCCTCGCCCTAACAGCGTCGAATGTCTCGTCACTGAAGGTCTCGGCTACTGCTGCGAGAAGTTCTTCTGGCAACTCTACTTCGACGTGGAAAGCGATCTCATCGCCGCCCGCCTAGGCGTAGACCCGGAGACAATCCGGCGGCATAAGAAACGCTTTCACGCCGGCGACTACACGTGTCAAGGCCGAGCTAATTGCATCCCTAAACGACTGGAAAAATCCCTTGACCCCAAATGAACTTGCAGCGATTGCCGCCATGCTTCGCTGGTACGAACGCACCTGTGATATTTACTGCACAAAACCCTGGCGGCATCCAGCGTACCTGGACTTGCTGGAAGTTTACTGGAAGGACTGAGTCACTCTCCGTCCGTTAGTTCCGGATTATCTTCTGCATTATCCGGGTGCCCGCCGCGAGCGAGGGTAACAGCCTTGAACACGGCCCAGGCGACGAGTGCTCCTCGCCTGGCCTGTACCATGCTTCGCAGCAGGCTGTGTATCCAGGAAGCGTACACGTCATAGGGCAGCAGCTCTGTTCGCAATATCTGGCACAGTGCGTCGTGTACTACAGAGCATTCCGGGGGCACTAGCCACTCGGGGCAGGATGTAGCGCCATCCCATGCAAAGCCCTCATTGATCGTTAATACGCCTTGAGTACTTAAGGAGTAATACTTATGCACGATAGTTGCAGGTGGAAAAATGTTCGTCTGCCACTGAGTATTTCGTGTCATTTGATAACGATAGCCTTCCTTAAACTGAATCATTTCACTCCCTCGAACTCGAAGCTGTAGTGATTCCCGTCATTGAAGTCCCCTCCCCAGCGCGCACGGGGATGCTGTTGCTTCCACCATTCCCCAAACTCTCGGTGCGCCTCGGTTCCCTCTAGATATTCTCCGTTCAGGAACAGATTGAGGTCAATCGCCAGCCGCCGCTTGTGCCCTGACTTGGGGTGCCCGTAGCCAAGTTTGACTCCAAACGCTCCGTGAACCCGCTCGTCACGGAAGGCATCGCCCAGGGTGCACTCATAACCTCGCTCATAGATGTGATCAAGCAGTCGCGGAACGAGCTGCGCGAACTGGCGCTGAACCTGCGAGAGCGTCTCCGGCGTCATTCGAGTTCCTTTCGACGAAACTTCGCATCGGCCCAACGCTCGAATAGAAAGATCGCACGACTTCCCATGTGCCCACTCACTCCGATGAAAAAGGCACTGAGCAGCTTGTCCGTATTCGCCCACTCGCACAGCCAGAAAGTAAGCACTCCGACGAACCCGCTGGTGACTAACTCCCCCACCAGTTCGGTCACGTTAAACTTTCTAACCACGCCTTCCTTCAGTTTTCGCATAAAGTTCACGATGCCACCAAGAATTGCAAGTCCTGCTACCCACGCGTAGGTAAGCAGGGAATAAGTAGCTGGGTCTTTCTCCGGCATTTGAGTCTCCTTTTTATTGTTACGGTTAAAAGCATTAGATTACCCTCCCCCGCTTGCCACTAGGAAATCTGGCCCGCTCGCCGCGGTAGGTCAATCCTTTCAGATGCCCTATGATCTTCCATTCATCGGCAGGTACGCAAAGGCCGGCACGATCAGGACGCCGAGTATTGAGAGGAGCGTGCTGATTTCCATGTCAGGCGCCTACGCATAGGCGCGGACCACGAAGGCCCAGTTCGCGTTGGTGAGGGTCGCGATTGCGCCAGTCGTTTTATCGAAAGCCGTCACCGGGTTCGCGGAGCTATTTGTAAAGCGAATCGACACGTTCGTCGCGTCGACCACAGCGATGAACCCCGTGGTCGCCGCACTCGACCCCGCGCCGATGAACGCGGTCCCCGCACTGCTCAGGACCACCACATCCCCGATGCTGTAGTTGTGTTCCGCCGTCAGGCACGCCGCCGTAAACTGTACGATCTTCGGGGCGGCGCCCAGGGCGTGTGCCAAGGTGAGCAGGCCGCCGGAGGATATGGTCTGATTGTCGGACGTGTACGCCGCTGACAGAATTGGCGTGGGGGGCGCTACTTCTCGCCCCGATTTGCGGACCACGAAGACGCCCATCTGCGTTGTCGTGTCGGCGTACACGAAAGCCATATCGCCAGCGGCCGTGGTGACATTCGCGCCGCCCCCGTTGACGTTCAGGTTCGCGCCTTGCGTCAGTATCAATGCGTCGTCGAATATGATTTTCTTCCACGCCCCCGCTTGTGGGGCCGTAGCGAAGTCAGTGATCGTCGTCGTCCCCGTTACGTGCGCTGTGTTTCCGTCCGTCGCCCAGATGTTGCAGGACGCTGCCGACGCGACCGCCGCGCCTTCAGCTTCGATGAAAGACTTACCGGACATAGTGATCGTGCCCGCCGCAACGGTGTTGCCGGACAGGGTCTTGTCCCCGGCTATCGTTTCGTTCCCTGTGGTTCCGACCGCGCCGAGAGTGCTCCTAGCCGCCGCCGCAGTCGCCGCTCCTGTCCCTCCTTCCGCCACGGCCACCGGTGTAGTCGTGAACAGCCCCCTTACAAACGTCCCGATGGCGGAGGCCAGGATCTTAACCGTCACTCCCGACTGCACCCCGGCGACAGTCTCTGTTCCTACGAGCGCACTTGCCGCCGGCAATTCTGAAATCTTGATCATTTAAGTCTCCGTTTGTAAGGGGTAGGAAGTTTCGGTTGCCAAGGCGTAGAAGATCACTGAGTCGTCTACGGCATTTTCCACGCTTAAGGGTTCCGTTATGCGAAAGGTATCTGTGGGCATTGGCTGAGCCCAGGGCGGCGTCTGCACATCCGGCACGTTACGAACGAAGTCCTGGGGCTGTCGCGGCTCGAAATGGGCGGGACATACATAGTAACCCTGCCAATGTTTTTTAAGTTCACTGGCCTTAAACTTGCGCCCACACTCGTAACATACAGCATTGTAGTCGCCAAGGGCGAGGTAATCGGCACGTCCAGTCATGAGAGGTTCTCCGCGTGAGTTATGGGTTTATAATGCGCGCGCATCACCGCAGCTCCCTGGCCGCTCGAAGCGCCCGGTCCTTGCGCTCACGTTCGCGGAGCAGCCGCGCTGCCTTGAGGCCGGGATCGCGGGCTTCGGCTTCACTTCGAATACGAAGTTTCGCTGCTTTCATGTCTGCGATCTTCGCCGCCGCATTGCCGCCGAGATAACGATCGTAGACCGGGCGGCCAACCAGGGGGACCATGGGTGCAAGTTTCTTCGGTTCGTTGAATCCGGTTGCCAGTCGCTCGCCTACGCTCACGATCGGTGGCTTGACCATGTCCTTAGCTACGTCCAGCGTGGCCTTCGCGGGGTTGCTGCTGCGTTGCACCTTATCCAGAGAGTAGCGACTCAAGCCAAAGTTCCTCGCCATATTCTCGACGTAGTCGATCTTCTTGAAATCGAACGGGCGGCCGGAGATCCAGTCCTTGATTGCGTCAGCAGGAATTGTCGCAGTCGCTAAGGCCGCGGCGTAGAGGGTCAGATTCTTCAGTCCCTTCGCCACCTTCGCAGGCTCGCCTGTCTTGATATTGTCGTAAGCATCGCGACGCAGCACGTCCGCTTGGGTCAGCATGAATTGCTTCAACTGCCACATAAAGCGGCCATTGGGATGCTCGTTGTAAAGCTGAGGCATCTCGAAGCGGGAGGAGGGACGGATGTCGCTGAGCTCCCCGTAGAGGAGTGAGTCGACCAAGAGCCCCCGGCGCTCCATCGTTGATTGCTGGAGTTCCTTGACCAGCGCCGGGAAGTCCTCACCGTAAGCCTCGCCCCATTTCTCTGCGAGCTTCGCTCGTCCAGCCGCCGTCTCGGACAGGTACTTGTTCTTCAAATAGCTCGCAGTCAGGTTCTGCTTCATCCCGAGCTGATCAAAGGTTGCAAGAAGATTCGCCTTGAGCACCGCGCTCAGCGCAACCCCCGTCGGTCGCTTGCTGATCGTTTCCTCGATCAAGTGATTAGCGAGGCCAAACTCTCCCGGCTTGATGCCGCGACGAGTCAGGAGAATTCCGGCGGCCTCTACCGCGGGCTTGATCCCGTGATGGTACGCGGAGAGCAGGGCCTCGGAAGTCTGTACGATTCCGCTGCCGAGCTGGCCAAGGGTTGCTAGGCCAGTGATGTTCCGCACGTCCTGTAGTGCGCCGCTCGGTGCGCGCTCTCCTTGGCCAAAGCGGGCGCGAAGGATCGCCTGAAGTTCCACTGCCTGCTCTGGCGTTATCCGACCTTCCTGCATAGCCCGGTCTGTCAGTGCCCCGATCGACGCATCGACGTTGGTGAACTTCTTGCCGCCATCTTTCGTAGTCCGCAAGTCCTTCCCGAAGAACCGCGCAGTCGCCACGTCTTCCACCGCGGCATGGGCGTAACGTATCAAACTCTCCTCCATCGTATGATAGAACGGGCGGAGTTCGTCCGTCATCTTGATCGTGCGGGTCTTAGCGAATCCAGGTAGATGTGACGTAGCCGGGTCCTTGAGCATGAAGTTATTCAAGATCACGGACCGTTCGACTTCGGAGAGCTGGCGGCCTCGCCGCTTAAGCATGTCAGCTTCCGCTCGGAGCATCACCTTCTCCAGCGTCGTCCGCATTTCGTGCCCAAGCTTCTGAATCAGCCCTTCATAATCCTTCACTACCCGCGGCAGATGCTCCGTCATGCCGTGGCCGAAACGCTCGAAGCCGCGAAGCTGATCTCCGATCTCGTCGATGAACTGCCGGACTTGGCGGTAGCCTTCGACTAGGGCCGGATTGCCCTTGATCGCCTCCGCAACCCCTTGCACGTTGCTGTCCAAGTAAGCCTTCTCCAGCGCAGCGCGACGTTCCGGGGAAAGCTTCTTCGCCTCCTTCACGAACGTATGAATCTTCTCGCTCGCTGCCGACATTTCCACGGAAGCTGCGTGCTCCATGTCCCTGACGCCGCGGCGAAGTTGCTGGTCGATATGGCCTACGCGGGTGGAGCTGCGCCCAAGGGCGAGATCAAGTCCGTCAATCGCCTGCTTGAACATCGCGTGTCGCGTACCGAGGCCTGCGAGCGCACCAAGGGCGGCGCCACGGAGTGGATTGTCCCGGTCGAGCCAAAGGCCTGTCGCTCCCCCGACTCCGAGAGCGGCGAGGAGCTCTGGGTCCGCTGCGCCTCCCTCGCGGCTGCCCAGCGCTCCCGTCGCCCGATTTGGAATCGCTTCGTCGAAGCCTGCCTCGCCGTCCTTGTAGTCACGGAGGTAGCCTTGCAGCGCCTCCTTTGCGCGACTTACCCGGCTGCGAATCGTTCCCACGGGAACTCCGAACTTTTCCGCCGCCGCCTCATAGCTCATCCCGTCGGCCTCGATCGCCAGGAATGCCTCACGAAACCGCGGATCAATCTTCGCCATCGCAACTTCGATCTGCTTGCCAAGGCCCTTGTTCAGCGCGATGTTCGCGGGCGTCTCGTTGTGGCCGAGGGTTTCCGCAAGGCCCGAGCGACCCGTAGCGGGGTCCTCGGTCAGCGACACGGTGTCCGGGCGAACACGCTGTGCTTCAAGTTGATTAAGTGCCTTGTTCACCACGGCAGTATGCAAGAACGTGCTGAATTTCGAGTCTCCGCGGAACGCTCCTGTGGCCACAGCGGCAAGGGCCGAGGTCATTCCGTCCTGCAGCGCTCCCTCGATGTCGACGTTCTGGCGACCGAACTTCTGTTGCAGTGTCCGCTCGGCCTGCTTAACGTTCTGGCGATAGAGCTCGGTGAAGGCGGCTTGAGCCTTCGGCCCTCCTTCACGAGCGGCGGCGAGAAGAGCGGATTCGGAGGCGCCCTTCATCGACATAGCCAAGCCTAGGCCCATTGCCGCAAGGCCCTGTTCCGCATCGGCGGAGGAGAGAAGGTACGCGCCAGCGGCTGTACCGGCGGCGATCTTGGCGAGGAGTTCGGGATCGGCGGAGCCGCGCTGTGGCCAGTCCTTCCAAGCGTCCTGCGGAGCAATACCCTCTTTACGCAGCATCTCAGTAATCTCGGCCTGAGTCGCGTAAGTGCCTTTGTACTTCTGCAACCCCGTATTCTGCAGATCCCGCACCTCTCCCCATTCGCCGGAGCGGACGAGGTCCTGGACGTAAGGCTGGTACGCATCAACAGGAGCGCGGTTCTGCTTACCTTTGATCTGGAGGATGTTTGTTTCACCCTGCGTGTAACCTCCATAAGAGTCTCGAACCGGCTCCCCGCCCAGCTCCACCGTCACGTGACTCTGTCCTTTCTTGTCCCGCAAGCTCAGAATCCGCGTCGCCCCGCTCGCCACCTCGTCCGCGTACCCGCCGACGCAGTGGCCCATGCAGTTCCCCTCCTCCGCGAGCTTGCCGGCGAGGTAGGCTTCGGCGGGAGTATGACCATGCGCTAAATTATCTGTGTAGTTATTTCGTATAGGCATGCCAGAAGTATCTAAAGCAATAAAACCCTGACTAGCGCCTTTGGGCAAAGAAGACAGCCCCAGTCGGCTGGAGTTTTCTGCCGCGGTAGCGGGTCGCACCCCCCTCGCCTGCTCCTCCGTCAGCGTCTCCGGCAGTTTCAGCTCCACCCACTTCATCCCGTCGCCGTAGTCCTTGTAGACGGGGAGGTCCTTCGTCGAGGCGGCGGCTGCCCGTTCCATCTCCTTCGCTACGCGAGCGTCGTTGGCGGCGGATTCCTTCACAGCGCGGACGAGATCGTACTTGGCCAAGTCCTCCGGTTTCACGTTCATACGGAGGAAGTCGCCGACGTGGGAGAGGTGAGACTTGAGTGTTTGTTGCGCACGTTCTCCGTCTCGATAGGCCTTGACCGCCGCCGAGTTCAGTTCATTCGTAGGGCGACTGGGCGCTCCCCACTGTTCTTCAAGACCTCGTGGCCCATACACTTGCGTAGCGGCGAATGCCTTATCCGTCACGTCCTCCCACCTCTGCCCGTCTGGCAGTCTCACATCCTTCAGCGGGTCAGTCGCCGTGCCAGCGTGTTTATTAAGCCAGCCCGTGACCATGCGGTCGGCCTGGACAGACGCGTGATCGTAGGCTGCAGTAAGTTCGGGCCGTGCCATAGGACCTTGAGGCCGCGCTCCCCACTGAGTTAGTTGCTCTTTCAGCGGCTCCGCCAACGTCCTCACCGCATCCGGATGCCAGTTCCCGCCCTTCCCCTTAATAGCCAGCGCGCCTCCGCTAATCCAGGCCACCTGTTCCGCTGCCTCCGGATTCTGCGCCACATACGCTGCGACGCCGCCGGCCAGCAGTATCCCCTTCAGCAAGTCCGGGTCCACGGCCCCGCGCTCGAAGGGTCGCCCGTTGTGATCGAGTATCTGTCCGTCCCTGATCTTCACCGAGTGATCCAGGGAAATCTTCTCCTCCGCCGTCAGGTCGAATGCACGGCCAGCCTTCACTTTCTCCAGCGCGACGTTCAGCGGAGCCAGTTCCGGCGGCAAGGCTAGCGGCTCCCCCTCAACTTTCGGAGATTCCTCCAGCAGCTTCCCTTCCGCAATCCGCGACTTCGATTCCGCGATCGCCTCATACGGAGACTTCGGCCCGATCTGCGCCAGACCCTTACTCCGTGCCTTCGCAAATAGCGTCTCCACCGCCGCCACGTCCGAGATCTCTGGCGGCCGATTCTTCTTCGCCGTGTCGAACAGGGCCTTAACCTGTCCGGGCGACTCTACTACGACGGGTTCAGGACGCAGGATTGTCGCGACTGATTCCACTGGCGCGTCCTCGGCGTAAGTCGATCTCGCCTCAGCCGCCGACGATCCCTTCGCCTTCGGCGCCAGCGCCATCTTCACTCCGGCATCAACGCCCTTAGCCCCTCCCGCCAGCATCACCGTGTTGAACAAGTCCTTCGTGTCCTGCGTGCTCAACGCGCCGCGAGTATATTTCTCCACCTTGTCGCCGGCGGTAGTCAGGATATGCTCAACGATGGATTGGTCCAGGGGTTCCTGCATACCGAGGCTCTTCGCAATCGACTGCAGCGGCATGACCATCCACTCCGGGACTAGTGTCTGTGCCTCGGCCCCTGCAGCTTCCTGGGTCTTCCGCGACTCACCACTAAGCAACGCACGGCTTCGCGCACCAAGCATCGCGCCTACGCCGACCGCCTGCCCCGGAATACCGAGGATCATGTCGGCGGCAGCTAGCCCGACCTTCCCGACGGTCCCTGCGAATTTCTTCTGTTCTCCCGAATCCGAGACGAAGTCACCGATGCGCTGGAAGATGTTACGCTCGGGCTGTTCTTGGCCCGTAATCTCCGACTCATCGAGCGTCCGGCGGCCTTCAGGCACCGCGGAACTCTCCGCCGCCTTGCCCGTAATTGCCGTTTCATCCAGATATTGAGGCATCAGTCATTCCCCTCGTCAGTCAGGTCTTCATCGCCAGCGTCATCCGTCCCTGCGCCAACGCTTCCGTAATCCACGCCGCCTAGGACAATCGCAACATGCTTTCCGCTTTGCGGGTCAAGGTCCCAGATGAACCTAGTCTTCCCGTCAGCGGCTGTGTAGGTCTTCCCTGGCTGTCTCGCGCTCGGATCTAGTGGCGCCGGCGGAAACTCCTTCCGGACCTTTGCCTCTCGAATCGCTCGCCTCGTTGCCGCCATTTCTCGCGAAGCCGCCTGGGCTTCCGGCGATCCACTGCCGCCGTTCTTCTTAATCAGCTTCGTCCGCTCCTCGATCAGGGCGCCGCGCTTCTCGGCCAGTTTAACCGAGGCACTGTCCCGCGCATTGGCACTGTTCCAGCGAGCCTTCTGCGCTGTGTCGTGAATCTCCTTACGCTTCGCCTCCATCGTATCCTTCGCGGACATACTGGAGGAGATCAATCCTTGTAGTAGCGGCCTAGCGGCGTCGAGACTCTGCGGTAGCTTATCAATCGGCAGTCCCTCTTGTGCGGCGATCATTCGGGCCTGGGCGTATTGCTCCGGTCCTGCCAAGGCCATTGTAGCTAAGGCACCAACGCGTTCCGCGCGCTTCAGCCCTGCGTCCAGTTGGCGTACTTGTTGCGTCGCCTGAGCGCTGAGCGTTGCCGCGTCCTTCTGCCGGATCGTCGCGGCCTTCGTGTATAAGTCTGCCGTGGTCTTCGGCGATACTCCATTGTCTGCGGCTAGCCCGGCGAGTCGTTCGAGATAGTCCGCCCCGGAACGAGGCTTCTCCGCGTCCAGGTCATCCACGGTGGCGATGCGTCCCTGGGCAGCTGCCGCAGCTGACAGCTCCGCGAGTTTCTCCGCATCACTCGCTTCCGCGCGAGCTTTCGCGGCCTGCCCTTCATACAGTTCCGCATGTGCCCGCGTCAGCCGCGCGTGATCCGGCTGTTCTGCAATTTCTCCCAGGAGCTTCTGCGCCTGCAGCCCGCCTAAGGCCGCTTGCCGCATGTCCTGCTCGGCGGCGCCAATGCCGATAGGGGCGCCGAACATATCGCTCACACTGCGTACCCCGCTGCACGAAGCTGTTCACGGAAGCCCGGCGGCAGTTCCATCCCCGTACCACCGCCAGCGCGTGTGACTCCATAACCAATCGAGGCTAGACTACGTGAGGCTAGATCATTCGCGCCGATTTGTCCAGTCATACTGACCTGCTCTCCCGCGGCGGGATTCTGAGTCGCCCCGGCCAGCCCGCCGAGCTGCGCAAGACGCTGATTGTACCAGTCAGTCGAGGCATTCGCTCCTGCTACGGCCATAGCTCCGGAGTCCTGGCCCTGAATCGCAGTCGCGCGTTGAGCGCCTTGCATTCGTAAGGCGTAAGACGGATCGCGTCCCGCCACTTGCCCCGGATTCGTCATAAGCTCCTGGAGCTGCGCATCTGCCAGCGAGCGTCCGCCGGACATTCCCCAGGGATCAGCGCGCTTCCCGCTCATCGCGGCCATCTTGCGCAACTGATCCGCCTGGGACATTCCGTAGAGACCTGAGCCTATGGACATGATCGGGGAAGCAATTTGCAATGCTCCCTTTACGTCGCCCCAACCGAAACCTTCTGCAGCTCCGTACTGATCAAACCCAGGCATTCCCGCGTTAGCGAATAGATTCTCCGCGGCCATATCCCACATGGAGGAATCGTTCCAGGCAGGTGCTGCATTTCCCAGACTTTCGAACGTACTGTACGTGTCAGCTGCAGACGCTCCAGCGTCAACTCCAGCCGCAACCCCCGCTCCGGAGGCCGCCCAAGCAGCCGGCACCTCGTAACCCGCGGCGGCGCTAAAGAGCGCGTCTGCCCCGAAGACCTCTGCGCCAAAGGCTTCAGCGGCCCCCATCTCAAACAACGTTTCGCCCGCAACTGCAGCACTTACTGGATCGCACATGATTATCCCATCCTCTTGCAAGAAAGGAACCCGGAAACCGAGTATCCTAGTTTTTCGTAAAGTCGGGCGGTTTTATCCACCTCGATGCCAGTACTCTGACTCAGGTAAATTTTCGCGATCCCTACATTACGTGCCCAGGCTTCCATCGCTCGGATCATCCTGATGAAAGTGGAACCGCCGCGGTGTTCCGGCGCAACCCAGACGAGGAGGTCCCTGGCGACGAGGACCTTCGGTGCGTACCACAGCGGCCCGATGGACAGGATGATTGTGCCGAGAAGGGCCTCCCCCTCCTTGGCGACGAGACATTGCACAGGACCTTTCGCTCCAAGCAGCCGCCGAACATGCTCCCGATCTACCACGAGGCCGTCGAGCTCGCGGCTCTCCGCCAGCAACGCATCTATTACTAGATCGCTGTACTCCGGGTTCTTCATCACGTCGTAAGGTTCGATGTGCATGTTCGCTTGGGTTATGGGTTAATAATCAGCGCGTGAATTACCACGCAGGGATATACCTTGTCGTTCCGTTATCGTCCACAGGAATCCATTTCGTCGGATTGCCCGCAGCGGGAGCGTTAAGTAGCGTCCCCGCAGCCGCAGCTGCCCCGTTACTCCAAGCCGCCGAGGACTTTACCATGAAGGTGCCGACGCTGACGGTAATGGAAGTCACTGTCGGTGCAGTTGCCCTTACAAGGACTCCTGTGCCGGTGAACCCTGCAGTCAGTGCCGTATGCTGCGCACTTGTCAGATGATACCGTTCCGTCGCGCCCCCACCTTGAATCGAGTTCAGATTATTATGGATGTTCGGCGTCGTTCCGCCCGCGGCGTCCAGTACCGCGGTAAGATCCACGAACCATTTAAGCCAGATGGGATTGAAGATCGCGCGCCCTGAGCGCTCCTCCACAAGTATCGGAAGGGCCCACGTAGGCGGCGGCTGAAAGTTCGCCATCAGAGCGTGCCTAGGTCGAGTTGAAGTTCCACCGCCTGAATCCGCAAGCGAGTGTCGCAAGCATGCCGGAAGTGATATGCGCGTCGCACGAACGAGCCTTCGTTCGGCAACATCGGCTTCTTCTTGCCCAAGTCCACCTTACGGAAGTTGGACCACTTACCTGCTTTATAGTCCGAATCATTCCTGCGAATTTGCAGCATACTTCCTTCCGTCTGATCGCCGACGAACTCCATCATGTTGAGTTGCTTCCGGCGGCGAGTTCCTCCGTCGAAGTTCGGCGTGTAAAGATCCATCGTGATCAACGCGCCATCGTCACTTGTGTAGGCGGAATCGAACTCGTACAACTTCCCGTTTGTCTCGTGCTGAAGAATACTTCCATGCCCCGTATCGAAGGTCACGGCGACGATCGGCCAGTAATTCCCGGCGCTGTCCGTCCACTGTGCCCAGGTCTTATCCGTCATATCATAGACCAGGGTGAGATTCTCGTCCTTCAGTGTAATACCGTAGAAGCGATGGCCCTCGTATTTCAGCCCCCAAGAGAACATGTTCGTGAAGGTTGCCTCGCCGAGCAAGCGCTCAATCGGTTTCGTCGAGATGATCTGCGGCTTGAGGTTATCGACCATGATGATCTGAGCAGCCGCCGAGCGATTCGTCGCGACCCAGAACAGTACGCCGTCGATGTCTTGAACCGAGTCCTGATTCACGCAGCCGAAGTTGAGCTTCGCGCCTTGCACCGGTCCAAGCGGCGATGCTGTCGCATTCTGTGCGTCGTAGAACACTTCCGTCGACCATTGCCCGATCGCTATGACGTAGACGAGTTGCTTCGCCAACGCAACGCCGCCATCTGCCTCGATCTGTGCAGTAAGGCGATTGAGTAGATCGGTCCAGAGCGTCGGATCATTGATCGTAGTGCAGCCGCGAATGCTCGCACTGGAATCCATGACGTAGGTGGTTCCATCCAGATACACAATACCCTTGACGGTCGTAGCTGGAAAATTCGTAGCCGTCGTCGCCGTACCCGTGCCAGCGCCGACGCCTGTCGCGGTGAAGATGGTCCCGACGTTACTATTAGCCGCGCCGATCAGCGTGAAATCCGTAGTCCCCGGCACCAGGATCGTGTACTCTACGCCGACGACAAAGGACCCTGCGGTGATGGTCTGTGTCGCCGAAATCTGCACGATGCCGCCGGAGTCGTCGTAGTTATAGGTAGCCGCGCCATTGCCAAACTGCAACTTCGGCGTAGTCCCGAGGCACTGTGCAAAGCGATAGACGCCACCAGATGTGTTCAGCGTACCTGCCACCGCTACGCCATCCTTGTACAACGTAGCACCAAAAATGGAGTAGATGTTGCCGAGCCAGTTATAAAGCCCGTAACCATTCCCTGTCTTCGTCGAGCCTGTCTGGTCCAGCCCTGGACGCTTGTACAGCCAAAACTCCCCCTCCTCCTGCCCTTTCTCCATGTAACCATTGAGGAGCTTCGCGTCTTTCAGCGTAGACTCATCCCGGTTCTCAGGCTTTGCGATCAAAGGAAGTCGCTTGGGAAGCGCGACAGTTGGTGCCTGGGCCATTAACGGAATCCTCCGGTTTGGCCTCGCGTATCGGCGGCGAAGCGCACGGATACGTCTTCAACATCCCAGTCCTCCAGCGCCGTGCGGTAGGCTAGAGCGCGTTGCTGACAACGATCCATGATTGCCTGAGGCTGGCCGGTACAGATCTCGTCCGCAAGTCCCCAGCGTAGCGCTATCCGCCACTCCACTGGAAAGTTCATCGTTTCCGTTACGGAGATAGGATTGGTGACTTGCGTCTGCAGGAGCAGGTGCGCTGTCCCCAGCGCCGCCGTCGCGTCCGGCACGAGCCAGAAGAATACGCTAAGTTGCGTCGCTTGCTTGTCCACGAAGTACGAATTGATCGCGCCGGTTTGAGTGATCTGACTGAGGCGGATATAGTCCGCCCAGGCCATAGGTACGAGAGGCCGCCGGATGCCGTTTGCGTCCCTGTAGTACGCGTCGAGCACCCTCGGCGGCTTAACCATCACCACGCTACCCGCAGGGCCGAGGGTATAAGTTGCCGTACCCGAGACAAGCGTAATTGTCGTATCCACGTTCAGCCAGAGCTTGATTCCTTGAGTCTGCCAGAGATTGACAAGGTCCGTCAGCTTCCGCAAGCCCGTAACAACTTGCTCGCTGTTGATCGAGTCGCCCTCGGCAATTAGACCGGCGTCCTGATAGGCGTCTTGAATAACGGAGATCGGTGTGTTGTCATTTGGTGCAGTCATGCGTAACTCCTATCCGCGTCCTTCGCCCATTCCCATGCGTTCAGGTCGTGCGACCAAAACTTGTGCCATTCGTACGGCAGCATGTCGTACTCCATCGGGTACGGGTAGCGGTTGTCCAGGACGTAAGTGGTATCGTTCAGATCGACCAGTAGCACTAGATGCCCACGGTCGCGCTTCTCGCCTGCTGACGGTTCGACAAAGCACGTTGCTAGGCGCGTTAAGGTCTCAGGGAACCCGTAGGCATGAACAAGTCGCCACTGCTTTGCCGTGGCATAGCTGTCGCAATCATCTTCCTTGGTGATGTCAATTGGCGTCCAGTCGTCGGTCACTTCCGACTTATACGGAAACAGATTGATCTTGGTATTGACGATCTTGAGGTCGTAGAGCGAGTAGGTCACTTGGGACACCCTGGAAACGTCGGCTGTTCAGCGCACAACTTCGCGTGACCTGCTGGCGTAGGCGCAATCTCACCCGATCCGCGAAGCGGGCCAGTAGTTTCGCAACTGCTAGCACTAAGCAGCAGGAGTAGCAGCAGGCAGCGCATCGAATTGCTCCTTGGTAATTTCCGGCCAGCCGCCGAAGTGCAGATTTCTTGCCGAGTAGTCGCCCTTGTGGCAGATGACATACGGCGTTTGCAAATCCCATTCGGCCACCATGACGAACTGAGGATCGTCAAGCATCTTCAGCCGCGTTCCCATGTGATGCAATTGCTCAGGACCAGCGATGAATTCATCTCCCTGCTGCACCGTGCTGCTGATAGCCTGCGCCATCCGCTCAGGTTGAGTGCGGCGTTCCTGCGATGATGATGTGGTAGTTAGGCATCAATGGCTCCTAGCTCAGATTGCGACAGGTTGCGAGTCCAGCCGTAGAGGTGATTGACGGCGCCGTTGAAGACATCGTAAGTTGCAACGTGACCGATCCCAAGTTTATTCGTGTTCGGCATAGTCGCAACTGTATCCTCTGTAAGCGCAGTCCCATCTTTATCAAACTTCACCAAATTAGTTTCCTGCGCCCACGCGACCTTAGCATCCGTCCCGGGTGCGTATGTGTTTGACTGAGTATTCCATTGGTCTACACCGCCAGCACGACAGAAGAATTGCACATTGGTTGCATTTGACAACCCAACGTGCGCCCTTTCAGACAGCCCACCATCATCTATGGACACGGCTACTCCACTGGTACTCACCCCCACCTCACGCCTGAACGTAGCCGCCAGCGTCTTGATGTTCGCAACATCTGCCCCGGTGTAGGTCAGCAGGTCAGCATTCCGCGCTACTGCGACGGTAGTGGTCGGGATATACGGAGTGGCGAAGGAGCCGAGTTCGACTTGTGCGCCCCATAGATAGACAGAGACTGTGCCTGTGGAGGTTCCTTCAGAAGGCCGCAAGGTTACGTCGAAGTTATTTGCTGCGCGCACCTCAGATGTTGCAACTCTCTGCCAATCAGCAGTGATCGTGACCAACGTATACGCGCCTCCCGCAACATGGCGGAACCCTATGATCTTCCCTATATCGCCAGCAGCGAAAGCCTTGATGTAGATTGATCCGGTGTAAGTTCCAGCGCCAGTAGCCGGGGCGGCAGACAGCGTGGAAATATCCCCACTGACAGGGGCAACAAATACAACCTTATCCGCTGTTGTGGTGCCGTCAGGGGCAACTCCTTGGTCTGCTGTTACAACTGGAACACTAGCGCCACCACCCGCTGCTTTCGTCCAACTTGCGTTATCAAACGTCTGACTCCGCAAGCACAAATTCGTCCGCGCCTCCCAAGGCACATATCCTACGAGCGGGTAGCTGCCAGAGGTCGAGATAGGATTTCCGCTGCGATCCGTGTCGTAGCACTTGACGCCATCTACCATGCTGCCGTGGTCGCACAGCTTCAGAACGAGATTGTCAACGCTGCCAATAAAGCCGCCAGCAGTGAACAGAACAATGTTATCTGTTCCTCCGGGGAAGGTAACTACCCCAGAAAATGCTCCCGCCGAGCCGACAGTGAAGTTGCTCGCGCCAGTCTCATCCGCAACGATGAAACTGCCAGACGTGTATGCCGTCACGGTGCCTGAGACTTCGACCTTCTGTCCTGTGTAGAAGGCTGCGCCATTGTAGGTTGCCTGCTGGCTTGCAGCACCGCTACCAGTCATCACCCCGCCAGCAACGCTCCATCCCGGATTTAGCGCCCAATCAGCAGCGTCGTCAAAGGCTTCGGTTGCTACTGTACGAACACCAACACCAACACTGACATACGGCCGGATGGTGGTCTGGTCGGTTTCTCCGGTCAGGTCGTGAATCTGGAATCCAGTAGCCCACCAATATTCACCGGCGTCCATGAAAGGATAAGCACCGTTCGTATCAGTGGGGGAATGGCAGCACAGGGCGGACACTGCACCAGTTGTGCTTTTGGTGAATCTCATGACCATTTTCCACCAACCGGGTTCAATTTCTTCGGCGGTGGCAGTTAGTAGATTTGCAGTGGTGATTGATCCGTCTTGAGTGTCCAGCGTCATCACATGCCAAAGTGAGTCGGCTTGATCGCCTAAGCATAGGTATCGACCACTGCCAGCTTTTGCTACACACACGATCATTGCAACATTGCCAGCAGTGATCACATGCGGGTCAAACATGTACGCACCGCTCCTCGACGCCGCAGTGGTGGAGGTTTGTCGATCGGCCCTCGAATACCCGGCAGGGGGCGTTATGTCGTTGGGCGTAATGGCAACAGGGAACGATGTAATGTTATTCACAGCCATGTTCTCTGAGCTATAGCCCGGCTGAATCAGATTCCTCTCCCGCCTAGCCCCCTTAAACACCATCTCATTTGCCAATGAGGTGAAGTCGAGATAGCCTGCCTCGTCCCACCGCTGGCCGGTTTCTGTGGTAGCGCGGGTGAAGGCGGGGGTGATGCTGCCGCGCTGCGGGACGGCGGTGTGGGTGAGCTCAAGATAGAAAGGGGCTCCATCTAGCAACGCATTTGCGCCACCTCCAGAGTTATTTCCAAAAAGCATGGAGTACATCTTTCTCCGCTTTCCGCCCTTAGGCCCGCGTTGCCGCCGCATCGCCGTAGTCATTTCAAAGCACGAATTCCAAGGTAATGTCATAGACTGCGCCGGAGGACGCTCCGACCGAAGTCAGTAGCAGATCTCCCGTACCTCCCTTCGAATTCGGATCTGGAAGAAAACTGGAGTTTTCCCAGTTATCGTATCCGTTACCCGCACAGATCAGTAGCGTGTCATTCGTATCATGGTCAGTGCTGAAGAGCACGTATCCGTAGCCTTGCACCGTCCAACGAGCCGAGGCTAACTTGAGGTAATCCGGCTCCACGCCCATGGAATCCTTCAACGTCGACTTGTCGATTTTGACGACGTTACTCTCTCCCGTACCGTCCGAGACGCCCGTAAGATGCACTCCGTAGCGCCGCGTTCCAGCATCCGAGTTGAAATAAACATTTGTAGTTACTGCATCAGCCATTTCGAGCTCCTTGACAAAGGGGGGGGGGGAGGCCGAAGCCCCCTAGGCGATGTTTAAACAGCCGCCGGGTTGATAAGACCTGACTTGTCAGCAGCGCCGGTGATAGGACTGTAGTTCTGGCTAAAGCCAAGTGCCGTACCATGCCCCGTCGCAATCCAGATGCCCGCACTGTTGTCAACCTGGTACATCAGGTTGTTGTAGCAGTGGCCCGTCCAGGCATTGCCGGAACCGCTGATGAAACTGCCGCCGGTGGAGCTGGTGTTCGGACGCTGGAGGACGTTGCCGCCGAAATCGAAGTTCGTGACCTGCGCCGTACCGGCGGCCAGCATCGCGGCTGTGTCGTTGAGCACTGCCCAATTGCCGTAGTTGTTGCAGATCTCCACGCGATCCGTCGCAGAGGCGAGCTTGAGCGCAGTCGTAGCCGCCGTCGTGCCCCGACTCGAAATGCGATTACGCGTGAAGCTCAGCCCGTCCATCGAGTTCGCCGTAGCGTTGCCGGTGAGGACGGTCAAGGCATTGAGGATTGAGGAAGTATCCCGGAACTCACAGTTGTCGACAGCGAAATTCTTCGGCGTACTCGTCCCCGTTGCAGTCATGAAGCTAGCCACGTCCGCGAAGTTAGCGACAAACAGGCAGTTCTGGATCGAGACGTTCTGCGCGGTGACGGGAATAGTGGCAGCCGCCGCGGTAAAAGTGAACGTCGGCCGGAGGCTGCCTGCGCCCAGGCCGATGATCGCCACGCCGGCCTTGTCGAGGGCCAGGGTCGTTGTATCAGCGATCGTCTCCGCATGGCCTGCGCCGACGAAGATGATGTCGCCGCGGCTGGCCGTGCACGAATCCAGTGCGTACTGCAAGGTCGAGAACGGCGCCAGATACGTACCGCGATTGCTGTTCGAACCGCCCTTCGCATTCGCATTCAGCACGCTCGAGTTGTTCACCCAGAAGACGTTGCCCGGCTGCATTTGCAGCAGCGGCATTCCCCGGACGCTCATCCCTGAGGCAAAACCCTGAGGGAAATTGGTTACTGCTCCGCCGATTGGCATAATAAATCTCCTTTGCGTAGAGCCCTACTGGCCTCTAGTCCTACTGCCGGGAGCGCCGGCACGCTTTACAGCTACCTTATTGATGCACACGCGGATTATTGGATCATAACTCGCGTGTGCATTGTAAGGCTACTGCTTACGGGCCGTTGCTACCGTAGACTCCGCGTGGATCAGTGCATCCGACGCTGAATCGCATGTAACTCGCGGCCTTGGCGTTCTTCGTATCGAAGTCGTTGTCTTGGTCGAACATCGGCTCGTCCCGCCAGAACATCGTCATGCCGTTCGGAGCATTGGTTCTCACGAACCACGGATGAGCACTGGTGAAATAGTGGTTCATCTTGATGCCCTTGGGGAAGGCATTCGTCGCCTTCAGCACGTTGATGTTGTTGTTGGCACTGTCGGACTGAAGCACGCTCTGCAGGATGCGGTTCGCGTTGAACCACTCGTTGCGGGAGATGTGCAACGATTCCGGCATGATGTTGATGAGCAGACCGGTATCGTTCTGGGCGCCCATGATCTGGATGCTCAAGTCCTCGAGCGCCGCCTCGGACAGGTCCGCCGCCGGCGACAGTGCGTTGCTGAAGGAGCCCCCCGTCGCGTTCACGTGGTCGGTAGCGCAGAGTGCCTTGCCGTCGGCCGTCGTGAAGTAGGTCGTGGAGAACGCGTTGTTGTAGATGAAGGCGGCGACGTTTTCCACCGTCTGATTCATCGAAAACGCATTCGCCTCGGCCCGACGAGTCGCAACTTCCTTGTACAGGTTGTCGCGAAGTTCCTCGAACGTGACGATGTAGCCCAGGGCATAGGCGATATGCTGATACGTCGTCACCGCGCCTTGGATTTCTCCGTCGTAGGTAATGCCGGCGCCTTGCGTCTTGACCGGGGCGAGCCCGAACGGAGTGATTTGCACACCCTGCTCATAGGCCTTGTCGGAGGTCTTGATGTCGTAGAGGTCCGTGTACTCCTTCTGATGCGAGTCGTAGACCTGACCCCACGTCGTGAAGATTCCGGGCCACAGGAGTTTGGGATGCGATCCCGTATTGATGATTCCACCAGGCATGATATTCTCCCGTTAGACGCCGGCGGCGCCAGTGCCCGTGCCCAGCTCGTGCACGTTGAACTTGACCAGCCATTTCGCGTAGGCACCGAACGCATTGCCCGGCTTGCGCGACAGGCCGAGTAGCCTGAGCTGAAGGGTCGCCGTAGTCGCTGGCGTGGCGCCAGTGGCGGATCGCAGCAGCCAGCCGCTAGCGTAGGTCCCGGCGGCGGCCAGCAGCGGCACCGTATTCAGGCCCACTTCCGTCGCGGCCAGGGCCGTTCCGTTGCTTTCTTCCTGAATCTCGAAGATCACATTCGGATCGTCCACTACCATCGCGTACCAGACCGCAGGATCACTTGCCGGACGCTTGGTGGTATCCAGGTTGCTCGGGTTGAACATGCCACCCTCGCTCTTCCCGAGGCCCACGATCACGCCGCGCACTGCTCCCGTAGCTGCCGCCAGAGCAATCCCGGCGACCCCGTTGGAATCAGCGGTCCCCGAACTGATGACAGGGTCACCAATCGCGAGTTCCACTCCGTAGTTTGCCGCGATGCTGTAACACCGCGCTTGTCCGTTCCAGGCCGATCCATTCAGATACTGAACAGGGGTAAAGCCGGACGGACGATTCGCATTTGCCATTGAAATCTCCGTTAATTACGCAGAAGAGATCTTCCGCTTGGGTGTGAAGAGATCGGGGATGGCTGTCCGTGCTTTGTCCACGTAGCGAGCCGCGCGATCGACAGGCTTGTCCTTCTCTGCCCCGAGCACGCCGCCGCGAAGTGACGCAGCTACCAGATCATTCCGGTCCTCGACCAACTTTTGATCTTCCTCGTACCACTCCTGTTTGATCTTCATAAGGATCAGGCGTGTCGGCTGTCCATCTTTGCCGACTTCCTGCCCAGAAATGACGCTGACTCGACTGCCCATGTCGGTATTGCCGGAGGCGGTAGAATCCCCTCCGAGGCTGACGTTATTGATCTTGAGCTCCCGCTCGTCGACGAACTCATAGCCGCCGTCGATTGCGCGCTGAAGCCGCTCTTGCGAACCGACGAACCAGTGCAGGTGATGCCCCGGAATCTCGGGAGCCTCAAGCCGCTGCACCGGCACAGACATCGGAATACGCTTACGCTCCGCCGGACGTGCGTCACGAGCAGAGCCTGGATTGAGTTTTTCGATAGCCATGATACTAACCTCCGAAGTAAATTTCGGCGTAATTCTTACGCCATTCATCTTGCGTCTTGTAGCGTTTGCCGGGACCGACGAACTGTCGGGCGTCAGCGTCACAGGCTGCGCGAGCGTCGGCGGGGAGTGAGGCGTAGCCCTTGCGGCCGCCATTCCCGCGTCCCTCGTCTCCGCCGCCGTTACGCGCCCCCTCGACCTTGTCAGCACGAGGCGCCGGCTCCCCCGCGCCGAGAGTCTTGCCCATCTCTTCCTTCACCAGGTCGTAGAATTCACGGCCGGTAGATCGCTCACCCCCTTCCCGAAGTTCCTGCGCAATGCCCAAGGCCAGCGCTGTTTTCCGCTTGTCCTTGCCGAACCAGGGATTCTCGGCGTTCCACTCCGCAAGCTCCGGCGGAGGAGTGAATGCGGCAGGAGCAGCCGCCTTCGGCGGCTTTTCCACAGGCCCTGCTTCCTTCTCCGCTGCGTTGAGCTGGGTGAGTTGATCGGTCAGTTCCGCTACGCCGCGATGATCGCCGGCGGCGGAGGCTTCAGCTAGCTGCGCTTTCACTTCCTCCCGCGCTCGTTCCACGGCCTTCTGCGTAGCCACGGAATGCCGAAGCTCGATCTGCTCGATCGCCTCCGTAGCTGCCGCAAGGGCCGCCGCCGTCTTCGAGGACTCTCCACGCAACGCCGCCAGCTCTGCCTGCAACCGCTTGTTCTGTTCCTTCACGATAGGAAGAATTTCCTCCCCCCGCTTGATGTAAGCATCGGCGTCGATAAAGCGTTCCGGGTCTCCGCGGAAACGAGTCGGAGGAATCCAGCCCATTTCTTCAGCCTTCGCTTGCACTTCCGGCGTCGCGGCGGACTCAACGAGGGGATCAGACATGATCTTCTCCTTCGTAAGTGATCGCGCAGAAGATGTCTCGATCGTTGACGAGGCGATACATCTGCCCGTCCTTCGGACCCTTCGCCATGAAGCCAGCGAACTTTGTCACGAGGACGCGATCGCCAACCTGCGCACGCGGGGCTGGCTCGTCATGCCAGGCACTCGGCCCGACGGCTACCACTACCGCGCGATTATCCACCATAGACATACGACCTTGAACGGAATCAGGCAGCACTATCTGGCCCCCCTTCCTCTCCGGCTCGTAGGTCCGTATCAGTACTGCCACCCCCCTGGGGTCTAGGCCCGACGTATTCTCCATCATCTATCTCCGAAAGGTAATCCTCGTAGGTGAATTCGGACACAAAGGCGTATCCGCGACATATACCCAGGTTTCCTACATTGACCAGGGCCGTTGTTGCTGCTTCGTAATCGGTGAAACTGCCTGCCTCCCACTGGCGGCGAAGACGCTCGCGCTTCTGCTCAAGGAGCACCATCAGCGCCTGCGTCATCGGATGCAGACGCCAGTCGTTGAATTCCGCTTCCGTCATTGCTCTCATGCTGCAGACCCCGTTGTAGGTGCTTCAAGCTTCTTCATTTCGATCGCGTGGCCAGAACGAAGCTCCGCCGCCCGCAGCAACGCATCGATGCGAGAGTTCACGACCTCGTTCCGCGACTTTAACTTCGTAATCTCCGCGTTAACCATAGCTACTTGGGCGTACGCCTGTTCACTCTGTGCATTAGCCGCAGCTTCATCCGCACTGGCCATGAGATCGAGAATCTTGGCGTTGTTGACTCGGCGTTCCTCCATCAGCGTCATGGCGAACTCTTGCTGCTGTGCCTGCAGCTCCATCTGCAATCGCTGCGTAGCGCCCTGTTCCTTGAGTTCCTGAAGCGCGACCTTCGGGTCCTTCGGCGGTGGAGTGCCCGCGGTGCCGGGGAAAAGCTGCTCGATTCCCTCGACCTGCAAGGCACGCAGATATCGACGTTCAACCTCGTCCTTGTTGTAGCCAGGAGTCGTCTGCGCGGCGGCCTTCACGGCGGCGGCGAGCTGCACTCGCTGCGTTTCACTCGTCACGTTCGGGTCAGCCACCGGCGCGATCGCCTTCTCGGAACCGAGGTAATCCTTCCGCGTAGCGCCGCCGACCTGTGGCATGTCAAGGGGCAGAAAAATCCCGTTGAGCTTAAAGAGCTTCTGAAACTCCTCCTTCGAACTCCGCCACAGTCGCTTGAAGATTGCGGAATAGATTTTCTGGCCCATTTCTACCATCGTCTGCGCAGTCGACGCTGGCGTATTCTGCCCCGGATTCTCTCCGACCATCATATCCGTAGTACCGGCGATGCGATTGGAGTAGTTAATGAGAAGGCTAAGCAACTGGAACAACACGTCACTCGGCGCGTTCACGGGAAGCGGAAGTACCGACTTCTTAATATCGTCCCCTGAAGCATCAACACGCTTCCACTCAAACGGAGAGAAGGTCTGCGTGCCCGAGCGAATCTTTGCACCGCGGCCGAGGAATCCGCCCGCGGTGGTCTGCATCGTACCCGCATCTAGCAGCATATTGACGAGGGAGTTTACCGCCTCGTTCAACGGTCCGAGGAACACGCCGAAGCCGATGTCGTAGATGCCGCCGTCGGGACTGGGAATGAAAGTCTTCTTCGTGAAATACTCCAGCGCCGTGATCTTGATGATCCTGCCCTTCCGCGGCCCCGAAGCAACACGCTCGATGTCCGACTCCCTATCAAAACGCGTAACGATTCGGACTACCGTCTTCGACGTAGCCTCGAAGGTGATGATGTAGGGCTCAGCATAACCGTCGTCGTCCAGATCAAGATTGACGTGCTGCTCGAGAAAGAGCAAAGAAGTGGTGTCATCTGGTGCGGACGCAGTTACGCCTTGCCGTTGATCTTGACGCTGCTGTTGCTGCGCGGGCTGCGCTGCCGCCGGCCCTTGATACCACGGAGCGTCGAGCACGTCGCGCCATATTCCTCGCATCACGTTCTCGTAGACTTCATTCCGGAACTTCGGAATCCGGTGCGTCTTACGCGGGCAGGCCTCGACAGACTTGGCCCAATAGTTGAGCACGAGGTCCTTGGCCAGAACCAGTTCACTCACATTATGCCCGAGGGAGGCGGAGTGATAGCTCTTCTTGAAGTTCGTACCAACGATGCTCAGATTCAAGATCGCCTTATCCTCTTGCTCCTCCCAGGAAACATCCTGCTGAAGCAGCTGCCAGCTCATATGGCGGCTGACTCGATCTGCATGGGCCTGCTTCTGCCCATCGGGATCGGGGGCGAAGACTTCACACTTGACAATATCCGTCCCATTCACGATCGCGGGGTAGGCGCGGGCGTGAAACTGCATCGCGGCAATCGTCACCAGCGGAAACGCAACATTAGCGCATCCCGCCCAGGGGAAGGTCTTGTCCTTGGAAATCTGCAAAGCCAGGTCCATCCCGGCCTCATTCCGCTTCATCCAATGCGTGCGCGACTGTGCGTCTCGCTCGTAACCGGCGGAGCATTCTATGCCGATGCGCGCGAGGTCCTCGTCACTGAAGCGGTCGCAGAGGTTCGGCGAAGCAATCGCCTTCGCGTCCAGGGTAAGGTAGGCGTCGAGCTTAAGCATCAGTACCCCGTGACACCAGAGCGTCCGTCAGTAGCATTCGATTTCCGTGAGGCCCAGAAACCCTTCTCGATTTCCTGCTCGTCCTCGTCGTAGAAATCCTCTTCCTCCACCTTCGGCTCGAGGTCGAAGCCGAGGCTCAGCGTAGCCGCGGAATCGAACTGGTCGTCGAGACGGGCTGCAGCTCCGCCCGTGAAGCGCAGAAGCTCGTCTTGCGCAGAGACGAAGCCTTCCGCCTGCGTGTTCCACCTCGTCGCTCCGGCGCGATGCCGCTTCTTCAGGGACGTTCCACGAGTCGCCTTATCCTTGATCGGATTCAGCACCACGATGTTCAGGTAGCGGTCACGCTCCTGCATCTCCTGGAAAACCATGTTCTTCACGGCGTTCCAGATAACTCCGCCCTCCACGAAATGAGCCTCGGGATGCCAGCGCTCCTCCACCTCGAACATCAGGTCGATCCAGCCGATTTCCCCGGCGGCCTTCTCGGAGGGACTGACGGAAGGATTCCAACGGCCCACACGAAAGTCCAGAAAATGAAGTAGGTTGCCCAAGCACTTACCGCCCACGGTAGCACTGGTGCGATTGGCCAGATCAGCCTTGCTGACGGCGAAATCCCAGCCGACGTTGATGCGTTTGTCAGCCTCGAAGTCCTCTTCTCGCATAGGGATGAAGTCGTCGCGCCGGAGATAGGCGGCACCGGAATCCTGGGGGTCGTTGAGAAACTCCTGTGAGTACCCCGGAGCGTCGCCGTCTTCGATGAATTCCTGGCGGCGTGCGCGCAACTGCGCCTCAGTCCAGCGTTCCGGCCAGAGAATCTGCGAGAAATCATCGAAGCTCGCGTGAGCCTTGTAGAACAGGTGCTTCCAGGTCTTGTTCTTCCGCAGGCGATTCAACAACGCATCCTCATGAAGAATCGTCCCATGAAGCCGAATCTTTCCACTCTTGCTCAACGCCTGCTTCGCCGCCCGGAACAGCCACCGGCGGAATTTCGCCCGACGATCCTTGTTCTCAACCTGCTCGTCATCTTCCATGTCGTCGCCGACGATCAAGTTGGGCCGCTTGCCCTTCCACAGCCGCCCGCGAATCCTCTGTTCCGCACCCTTGGCGATGATCCGGAACCTGTAGCCGTCATTCATCTCACAGATCACGTCGGTATTGCTGGTTCGGAGGAACTTCTTCACTCCAAACTCACGGATCAGGTCCTCGTTTTCCGTCAGCTCCTCAACAATGTTACCGAGCTGC